TCTGTTACGTTTAACTCGAAGTTCCTAGATTGATCTACAGCAAATAAAAGTTCACCAAGGTTACCAGTAGTAGAACCCCATAATATATCTTGTGGTTTTTTTAAATAAGAAAACGTTATACTAGCCGGAGCTACAATAGTAGTTGGATATATGTATAGTAAATTATTCTCATACAAATGTATTGGAAAACTGTTAGTTGGTTGTGTTAGTGGAGATAGAAGTAGTTGTGTTATCTCATTTCTTTGTGCGTACTGAGTTAATTCAATACTGTCTAGATAAGTAGTTCCTAATCTAGATATAACATCTGGTATAACTGTATCGTTAGGGAAGTAAGTTGTAGAACCTGGCACTAAAACAAAAGGATTTGTTCCTGTTACTGTTCCAGTTCTTTGAAAGAATTGTAAATCTTCCTGAATATTTTTAATACGATCAGCGTATTCTGTATCATTTTGTGGCGTTCTGTATTGTTGGTTTAAGTCATTTGAATAATTTTCAAATATACTTAACTGAACCTGACTACCAACTTTGTTGAACTCGTCCGGTGTCATGTAACCTCTCTGTTGTTGATTAAGTATTAATAAGACTGTCTTATATACAGTGTCTACGTTTATTGCCATCTGTGTATTTTTATTATAATATTGGGCCCGAATGAACGAGCCCTATATTAGTATTACATGTTTAAGAGAGTTTTTTCTCTATTGTTTTGAAAACTTCAACACCTTCGTCTGTTTTAAACCATGCAGCTAAAGCTGAATATGGATTTTCATCAAATGGTACTGTTACTAGTTTTCGATCAGTTGTTCCCCAAGTAAAATATCTTTGGTCTTGAGAAAGTTTAATAATATTAGCTTCGATTGCTTTGATACCAAAGTTCCTTAATTGAACGTTGTCATCTTGAGCTAAGTCAATAAAGAGTTTAGGATTATTCTTTGAGAATATCATTAAATCTCTTTTTAATTCCTTAGAAGACATATCAGTAACTCTACTTCCAACTTCTACTCTCATAATTGCTTCTGCAGTATCAATGTCCATATCTCTAGCAGCGTTCATCGCTATTAATTGAATTTCTAGATCTACTAACTCATCTTGAGCTATTTGTACTGGTTTGTATTCAGAAAATCTTTTGTTTACATCTGGATGATATAATGATAACATCTTTTGTAAAGCTTGATATTCTTTAGGAACGCTTAACGTACCGTCTTTGAACATTATATGAGCTAAAGTACTTTCACCTTTTTGTTCGTCTACAAAACAACTGTTTTGATTTGTTGCGTATCTTAAGGCTCGTTGTGTCTTTAGTACTGGATCAAAGTATAACAGAGGATATTTTTCTGTGTGTCTTGATTTCAGTGTAAGAGTTAAAGGTTCTTTATTACCTGTTAAAAAATATGTTCTATTTTTTATTTCCCATCCGTCTTCTGGATGAGGTGCTTTTGTTTCTTTTGTTTTTGACATGATATAATATAATAAAAATTAGTAAAAAATAAAGAGTATCCCTGGCACGGAATAGTGAAAGTTCTACGATACCAGGAATAAACTTTACATAAATATTAAGCTACGAACATAACAAAGTTATTTCTAGCTTGTACACATAGACATCTTTCTGATAGGAAATTGACTTCCATTGCATCTAAAGTAGAAGTAAATGCACCACCAACAGAACCTGTTAGCCATGATTTCATTCTTCTGTCATCAGCTTCACCAGCTCTATACCTCACGTGTAAGAATGGTCGTCTAATATTTGTACCTAGTAATTGATCGTATACTGTAGAAGTTCCAGCTGGAATTAATACACCATCGATATTGTCACCGTTTACAAAATTAGCAGATCCACCTCTTGTAGAAGCATCATTTAAGTATTTCCATGAAGTTTTGTAGAAGTCATAAGAACCTCTTCTGAAACCAGAAAATCCTAAGTTCAACGCCATATCTTCAGAGTTTTCGAATACACCGTAAGATGTTCCGCCTGCTCCGTAAGAATTTTGTTGTGCTAGCATGTTATCAAATAGTAACTCAGTTTTTCTATCTAAGAAAAGCATGTTTTCTTCAATAGCTCCTTGAGAATCTAAATTTTCTAATACAGAATCAAAATCCTGTAAAGATCCAGCATATCCTGAAAGTATGTTACCACCATTATTAATAGCAGCGAATAAACCTTCAGTACCTGTTGGTAGGTTATTTGCACCTGCAGCTCCACTGAAAGAGTAAACAACGTTAGCAGCAACAGTTCTAAATCCAGAACCAGCAACTATTTGCTCACCTTCAATCATAGCCATTTCTAAGTAATCTTCGAAACGTAATCTAGTTTCACCTTCAGCTTTTAAATACCATAGGTAACCAGAAGTTCCATCTTCAGTAGCAACTTCAACCCAACCAATCTGTGCAGTATCAGAACCATTTACAGCGTATCTGTTTCTAATAATGATAGGAGAGTTAGTGAAAGTTGTTAACTGAGGAGTGATTGACTCAGTAGACTGACCAGCACTTCCAGGTCCAGCAGAACCTTTAGCGTAATCAGAACCATATACAAACACTTTTAATCCAGCAGCAGCACTTGCTGCAGCACCAGAAACAAAGGCTTGAGTATAAGGATAAACAGAGAACTGTTGAGCAGTCACCGCTACATCAGCAGCAGGATTGTTAGTAGATGCTCCAGATGAACCAACGATACCTTTTACAGTAAACGCAGGATTATTAGGATCCATAACTACTACAGTCATGTTTGGAAATATACTATTTGTTAAAGTTGTGTTAGCAGCACCACCGACTATTGTCATTGTTATACCATCAGCTGCTAAAGTTACATTATCGTAAGCGATATGTAATCTGTTTTGTTCCGACCAAATTACTTGATCAGATGTCATTGGCATTTCAGCGCCAACCATTCTTAAAAATCCACTTAACGTTCTGTTTCCATAACGTTCTATTTCTTGTTCGTAGATTTCTGGTAAATATTGCTGAGCGAAGTTTACACCACCGGCTCCAGCAAAGTTAAGGTAATTTGTTTGTAACGCTTGCGGTTGCAGCGAAGGAATCAAACTACCAAATTGAGGACTTAATACTCCCATAATTGTTGTTTTTTAGTTTTTGTTAAATTTACTTGTTTTAATTTTCAACTTAGAACTACTAACTCCATCTATAGCACGAACTTTAAGTCCATCAACAAATATTCCTTCACCTGCTGTTTGACGTGGTCCGTCTAGCGTTGGGTTTTTAGAACTTTGCATCACGTTTTTAATCCCATCGGTTTTACCCTGTTCATAAAAATGACTTACAATTCGATCTACATTTTGAGCAGCGTACATAGCTTTGTGATAACCTTTCGTATCTTTAACATTACCTTCAGTGTCTAAGAACTTCTCGACGAAGTTGTTAATGTTTGATTGATTTTCTGCAATTGCACCAGGATCTTTAACACCATATCTAAATTTCTTTTCTCCGACTTCGAAATCAAAACCTTTGAATTCATCGTTAAAAACTTCTTTAGTAGCGTCAACAAATCGATCGTGCTTCTGCGTTGCTAACTCTTGATCTTTGTTGTATCGATTGAAAAAGTCAGTAGCTTTTTTCTGCTCAGGATTTTCGTATGATTTCATCTTGATTTCATCGTAATATTTCCCTTTCAGATCTTCCAAATAGCTTTTGGCTTTTGCAACCTCTTCTTTTTTAGCGAGTTTTTTTCTTTTGATGTCTCGCTCTTCATCAATATCTTGGTCAAATTTAAAGTTTTCTTCCATTATAAAAGAAACTTCTTCATTATCTAAATGAGGTTTAGATTTTTTGTAAAACTCTTGCAGTAATACGTTTTCGTCTACAGTGCTATAATCAGCATTTAACCTCGCGTAATCTTCTATAGTACCACCAGTGTCTTTCATGAAGTCAACTAGTTTCTCTATGTTTTCTGGTAAAGCAATTCTAGGTTGCTCTATTTGTTTCTCTATTTTTGGTGTGGATACTTGTTTTTCTCCCACCTCTTGAATTTCTTCAATAATCGGGCTGGACTCTGTGTTGGACTTTTCTCCTCCAATGTCCACGATTTCGCCATCTCCGGCTTGTTCGCCCACATCCACCTTCTTTGTTTCTCCGACTTGAATGGCATCTGTTTCTGATTTTTTAGTTAAATCAACTTTAGGTATATGACTTAAGTCAACCTTAGTTACATCTTGTACTTTTTTTTCTTTAAATTTTTCAAATTTAGGTTTGGAGGACATTTTCATATCCCCACCTTCTTTTTTTACTTCTTGTGTTAATTCTGACATGATAAAATATTATATAATTATTATTAATTACATAGCTGGCATTCCGCCTCCAGGCATTGGAGGTTGTTGCATTTGCTGTGCTTGTTGGGGTTGTTGTGGTTGTTGTTGTTGTTGTTGTTGGTTATTTTCAAAATCCTCAGGAGGTAAATCATTCTGTCTTTGAGAAATCATTTTACTTTGCTGAGTTGCTTGAATTTTTGTTCTTCCGTCTTTACGATCTTCTATACGAGTTTCTTTAGCTTCCATGGTTTTTAAATCCATTTCTTTAAGTTGAACGTCGTGTTGCAATTGTAATTGCATTTCTTGTTGTTTGATCTGCCAAGCGGTTTGCATACGTTGTAATTCTATTTGAGACTTAGCTTGTTCAAACTGAACATTAGAACCAGATATAGCTTCTTGTTTTTGTACTTCTGCCATTGCTGTTTTTTCAGCTGTGCTAGCTTGAGCGTCTGCTTGAGCCTGTATATTAGCTTGTTGATTTTCTTGTTCTTTAGCTTGACGTTTTTTACGTTTCTGCTTTAGTACATCATTAGCTAGTTTTAAATTACTTATTTGTCTTATATCAATAGCATCTTCTAAATCAATACCACCTTGCTGTAAAGCCATTTGTATGTTCTGCTCTAGCAATGCTTTTTCTTCTTCTTCAGGTTCTAGCTGTAAATAAATACCAAAGTCATGTAAATTAAGATTTTGTATTTCAGCTAAAGTACCTACATTGTAAGTAGATATAGAACTCTTAAGTGCGTTTAGAGTTAATGGAAAGTTTAAAGAATCAGCTATTTTAAGTGAAATATTTTCACATGTTCTTAATGTTAACCATAAACTTGAGTTTAATATATGTTTCGTTGCTATGTTAGAAGCGTTAGCTGCCATTTTTTGCAAACCAACTAAAGCATCTTTGTCTGGCATACTACCATCTCTAGCTTCATTAAGTCCAGTTACATCTCTTATCATCTGTAGATAATATTGATAAGTTTGTATTAAACTTTGTATCTTAGCTTGACCAGAATTAGAATTTAATTCTTGTATTGGAACCTTAGCTCTGTTCATATCACCGTCTTGAGTAAGTGATCTACCAACTATCGAACCAGTTTGGAAATACATATTTAATGCTTCCGCTGGATTATAATTTGTACCATTACCTAAATCAACTTCAGCTAAACCATCCATATCTAAAAATACACCATCAGGTACTATTCTAGATAATAC